GATCCGCCTGAGAGCAATGCGTTTACGCGGCTCTGGACGGCGTTGTAGTCATAGCCGGCCGCGTCGAGACGATTGCGACGGTCGACACCGGAGCCCCACTTGCCCGCGATGACTTCACGGGCGACCTCGTCGACGGACTTCTTTTTCACGCTTGCGGAAAGTTTAGAGTCAACGCAAGCTTGGACGGCGTTGTAGTCATAGCCGGCCGCCTGGAGGCGGTTTTTGCGGTCCGTTCCGTTGCCCCACTTGCCCGCAATGACCTCGGCCGCGATCTCATCGACGGATTTCTTGACCGCTGCCGCTGTCGTAGTAGCAAACATAGTAGCAAACACGCTTCGGTCGATGATCTCGGAGGCGTCCATGTTCTGATTCATCCATTTCGACGTGAACTGCCAGAGCTGATAATTCGCACCGTCTGACAGTGTCGGCTTTTTCTGAGGCTGCCCGTTATTTGTTCCGTACTTTGCGATCCATCGGTAGTCCGCCGCCGTTCCGAGCATGTACTGATTATAGTAATACTCCCCGGTATACAGTCCGCAGCGGAAACCGGCGGCCTTAATCTCATGCTCAAAGGCATAGTAATTGGCACGCGCCGCCGTTCCGTACTTTGCCTCCTCTAGATCGTAGAAGATCGGGAGCTCAGGGTTGTGTCCGCTCATTAAGCGGAGAACGTGCTCAGCTTCGGAACGCGCTGCCGCTTCGGTCGCCGCGTAGGAATAGAGATATACACCGTAAGGGATCCCAAGTCGTTCACATTCAGAAACATTGCGGGCCCAGTACTTATCGTCCTGGGCTGTTATGTTCGAGCCATATCCGCACCGGATGATTGCGCCCTCGATCTGTGTTTTCAGACTTTCCCAGTTCAGTGCCCCGTTGTGTTCAGATACGTCAATAATCATGTTATTCGCCTCCCTTGTTGTAGTTCTTGGTCGAGATTCCGAGCAGCGCGCCCAGGAAGACGTCGACCGCTGAGATCGTGCCGGTGATCTCGGTGCCATGCGGGAGGCCCCAGATTCCGGCGAGAGCAGCGTAAAGTGTAGCCGCTGCCGGCAGCGCGATCTGTGCAATCCATTTCAGCTTGTCATAGGTTTCATTTTTCAAGGTCATAGCTCATACGCCTTTCGCTTGATCTCAATGTCGCGCCGATCTGCCTCGTCGTCGGCGATGATCGGCAGCTTTTCGCAAGCTTCATAGCCGGCTTTCCCGTCTCCATTTCCTCCCATTGCACGGTATGGAGCATATAAGCCGGCCAGGTTTGCCATCTCTGTTTGTGTGATCCCTCCGCGGCGGATGAACTTGCGCGTGAGGTATGCGATCTTATCGTGTCCGAGAGCGAGGATCATCTTGCTTGTTTCGCTTTGCTCCTCGTCCTCTTTTTCCTTTGCCTTGTCGTGTCGAGTTACGAAAAACTGAACGAGCGAGACAAAGCCGCCCGAGCCCAGTGCCGAGACGATCGCGATCGTGATATTTTGCCAAAATGGAGCCATGTTTCTCCCTCCTCCGTGTGAAACGCCGCCGCGTATTCTTCCTCGGCCTGAGTGAGCTCCCGAAACATAGCGACCTCATTAAGCAGCCGCGCAATGATCCGCGACTGCTTTGTGATCGTTTCTTGCTGTATCATCGCGAGCTCGGTGAGGTTAATCCTTGTCGGTGTTTGCATTGACATATTCTTTGACGGCCTCCTGGAGATTGCTGAGCTTAGGGACGTCCTCCAGAGTGCACGTCCCGGCGATGACTCGACGGCCCCAGATACGAACGAGGCCGCTATTCTGTGTGAATGTAATCATGTTATGCTACCTCCCTTCCTTTTACTGTGAGATCGACGCGATGAGCTCGGTGAGCTCGGCGATCGCGTTGTTTGCGTCGGTGAGCTGAGACTTGAGCGCGGCGGCCTGGATCTCCGCGTCGGTCAGATCGCGGAGGCAGAGCCACCACTTACCGCCGTCCTGAGTAATCTGAACGAGGGTCATCTGTCCGTGCTCTTCGATGGATCCGTCGGATCCTTTGAGCGTCACCTTGGAGAGCTTGCCCTCGATGTCGGCCGCCTTGAGCTCGGTTTTGCTTATAAAGCTGTTCCCGTTGAGCTCGAGGCTCTTAATCTGTGTGTCATCATCCAAAACAATCGTGAATGTCCTTTTCGCCATGTTGGCCTCCTTCCGAACAATTCATAAAACAGGCTCGCGAGCTGATAGATCTGCCCGTGGGTCATATACTTATAGTGCCCACCGAGCCACGACTTGAAGGCGTTTTCTATCGCGGGGTACTCAAGACGCCCCGCCTCGAGGAGTCTTTTATATGCCTTGAGTTTTCTCCGCTCCCGGGTGATCGTTTTCGGATTGATCCGGCGCTCGATCCTCCCGGTCTCGGTCAGTCGGTACGACACCTGGAGGTGTCGGAACGGTTTGCTGATTTTTGTGATCCTTGTCTTTTTCACGTTTACGATGAGCCCTTGCCGGGCGGCGGTGTCTGAGAGACCCGCACGCAGCTCCTCCAGGTCGTCCCGGTCCTCGTTGATCGCGTAGGAGTCGTCGGTGTACCGGGCGTAGAGCTTTTCGCCCTGGACGATCTTCGCGTAGTTGTCCCACGGGATCGGGAACGAGATCCCGACGTTCTGAGACGGTTGCGCTCCGATGTCGACGCCCTTTGGTAGATAGCGCCGGCCGGTGAGCTCGGCGCCGGGCACGTTCGCCTTGATGAGCGGGTCGACCTTCTCGGTCATGAACCTCCGGATCTCGTCCTCGGTGAACCGGGAGACGTCGACCTCGTAGGTCTTGAATATTTTCCGCAATAGTCGGATCGTGTAGACCACGGTCTCCGGATCGACATCGGCCTTAATGAGCAGCGTGCCCGTGTCAGCGAGGCACACCGAGTGCCGGATGTTTGCGTAATAGCCCGAGAAATCAAAGAGTTCGATCCATCCGTCGTTCGTTCCATGCGTCGCGTAATAGCGGCGGAGATGCTCGACGAGGCGCCGGCGCTCAAAGTCGACGCCCTTGCCCTTTTGGCTTGCTGAGTTGTCAAAGATGAGAAACTTAGCAGCCGCGGGCGTTAGAACGTCATCGCATAAAACGTGGTAGAGACTTTTGTCCCTCATTACGTTGCTCGATATGTACCGGGCATGGCCTCGTTCACTGATGAGGAACTTGTGCCCGGTTTGTGGCTCGTAGGTTCCTTTCTCAAGGTCGTCCGCGAGTCGTGCTGTTTCCAGTAATTGATTGCAGCGGTAGCGCTGAGTCGTCTGCTTGAACTTGCTCCCGCGCATCGCCTTTGTGCCGCCCTCATAGAGGGCATTCATGTCAAAAAATACAATCATAAAACCATGCTGAGAGCCGCGGCGGTCGTAACCGGCGGCGTCATGATTGAGGTTTATCGTCTGGAGAACTCCAGGCGAACGGATGCTCTTTCCTTTCCCATTTCCCCGCGTGGAAACTTGCCCAGGTGCGGGGCTGTGAAATCCGGCCGAACCCCGATGACGTTCGAGGCGTTCCAGTTGTTCGCATTGCCGTTGTTGTTGACATTGCAGAAATTCGTCGAAGACTGCACGTACAAAGAGCACCCGCATTAGTTACGCTTTTAAGTGCGGGAGGAATCGGTTGTCCGACTGCCGGATCCGTTTAATCATTTTGTCAAGGTCGTCGATCTCGAGAACAATGCTCTTGTACCGGTTTTTGTCGGCCGGGAGCTGCTCCGCGATGAACTGGAGCTCACCCTGGAGCCGATCGCAAGCCTTGAGCGCCTCGTTCCATTCTTGACGACGGTCGTCATATTCAAATTTCCAGACCGGCCAGATCTTATTCGCGCCGCGGATATGCGCCTCAATGTCGCCGGCGAGATCGTCGACGCGATTCCGATGCCGTTCAATGAACCACGGGATATAACCCGCGTACATTTCCCGGATCTTTGCCGCGAGGATATCCTTTTCCTCGCCCTGGAGCCCTTTCGTCGCTTTCTTCACGGCCGCGTCGATATGCTTTTCGCTGAGTCCGAAACTTATGAGGAGCTCCCGGCTCAGTTCTCCACGGATCGCGATCGCCTTGTCGAGGGCCTCGAGCTTAGACCAGGCGCGTTTGCTTTTTGGTATGTCTGACATAGTTCCTCCACGGGGCGGGACAAGCCCGCCCGATTATGCGATTAGGAAAGCCGGCCGAACCCCGATGACGTCCGAGGCGTGCCAGGCGCCCGCATCGCCGTCGGCGTTGACACCGCAGAAAAACGTCGAAGACCGCACGTCCCTCAGCCACCAGTTCTCGCGGTTTACGATGAGATCCGGGCGGGCCTGGAACAAAGCGATCTGAGTCTTGTCGCAGCCGACGTCGTAACCGTTGTGCGCGGCAGCGCCCCACGCCTGATGGCCGTAGACCATGCACTCGTTCATGAGGTCGATCTGTCTGTCGTACCACGCCCAGTTGCTCGAACTGTCACCGCTGACCGCATTCGCGAGCAGATTGCGGTAGGTGAGGACATGAGCCTCGCCGAAATCGGCCTTTACCGTCGCGAGTGCGTCGGCGAGTCCGGCCGAAACCATGTTCGAGCCATAGTAGGCGCCGGTCGTGACGTTTGTGCTGTTCATGTAATGCGAATAGAACGACTTATCCGGGAACACGAGCATGTGATGCTTGGTCAGCTCAGTGTCTCCGCAATGGAGACGGTAGTCCGCGTGCCCGGCCCAGTATTTGTGGCCGTTGATTGTCCAGTAACCGCCCGAGCGGACCTTTTCAAAGGTTCCGGCGACGATGTCGGCACTCTGCTCGTTGGTGAACGATGCCCCGAGGTTGTACTCATAGATGAAAGAGTTCGCGCGGGATGCTCCGGTCGCACTGAGCATTTTCGTCAAGGTCTGGAGTGCGGTGATCGCCGAGGCATTGTCCCCGGTCACGCCCAGGACTTCATTGATCGCGGCGATGAGCCCGGTCTTGTCGGTCGTTTTGAGCCCGGAGAGGTCGCCTGTCACGAACTTACTGAGGGCGCTTGCCTTGATCGACTTGACCCCGTTGTCGTTATGGACGAGCAAAGTCTCAGAGCCGTCGGTCAGCGCGTCGAGCGTCGGCTCGTCGGTAAACTTCCGGCCGTTTGACACGTCAATAGTGATTGCCATAATTTGCCTCCTTTTTTGGCTTGTACTTAATCAAACGACCGCCCGGGAGAACCCGAGGCGGTCGATGTTACCGTTTAGGCGTATTTATATTTCCAGTCCCTCAGGATCGCGAACCCGTCGTCGTCCAGGATCGGGCAGTTGTCGTCGTCGAGGAGCGGAGCGAAAAAGTCGTTCTGGATCGTCATGTGCTCCAGAACGTCGAGCCTCTCGTCATGCTCGACGACCTCAGCGGTCAGCGTCGCGGCGGTGCTGTCGCTGATCGCGGCCTCGCACTTGCTGAGCCATTCGGAGAACGCTTGCCACTGAGCTGTCTGCCAGGTGTCCTGCTCTGACTGTTCGGACGCTTTCCAGTCATCGAGGGCGGCTTTCCATGCGGCCTCATAGGCCTCGATGCTTGTCGTGTAATTGCCGTAGCTCTCGGTGATCTTCGCGGTGTACTGCTCGAAAAAGCTGTCGAACTGAGCAGTCAGTGTACTCGCGTCGATCTGAGTAATGACACCGGCGCAGATCCCGCAGAGGCTCGAGTTGTATCGGTCGTCGGTGATCTGTGCCTGAGTGACGGTCGTGAGGCCCTTAGTGACGGAGACGTCCGCGAGAGCGATCTCCCAGACGTCGGCGCCCTGAGTAAGCGCCGGCGCTGTTGGAGACTTTGACGGCGATCCGGTGAGGACCGCGAGCTCCATGAGTCGCTGAGTCAGATCCCACCGCAGAACGACGCGGTCGATTCTGTCGAGTGAGCCGTCGGCGTTGCTGATCGTGAGATTGTAGAGCTCCTGATTGCGGAATGCGTAGCCATTGATGAAACCGTAGCCGGGCCGGACGCCGATCGTCATACCGTCGCCGGCGACGACTTGCAGACCGTCCGACGGGGCGGGGAATACGCCGTTCGAGATGAACGTCGAGAAATA